ATCCTTAGTTAGATTCTTGATAGCCTCTTTTTTAGCTTTATCATAATCTTCTGAAGATACATCTAAAGTACCATGCTTATCATCTAACTCACATCTTATTGCTGTATCTAATACATCAGGTGATAGATAGTCTTCTGGTTTAGAAGTAGAGTACTCTACATCCTTTATCTCTTGAAGGATACTTTTGTTCTTTAAAATAGATACCACTTCCTCATAAGAGTTGAAGTGAGTAACTAAAGTAGGACACTCCATGATAGCGTCTCTTTTGAATTGTGCCTTAGAGAATGTATTGTTCTCTACACTAATGTATTTTTCTTGTAAATGTCTCATACAAAATCTGCAGTTTTAGTACTGGAAGGACGCTTTGGCCTCTCTACTTGTTTAAATCCTAATTTTTCTAAAAACTTAGTTGCTCTATTTTTTCCTGCTTTATTTACTGCAAATGCAGAAGGAGTAGCATACTGTGCTCCATCTCCAGGAGTAAAACTTGCTCCTGTTCCTGTTACATTATTCTCTACTGGTGGTTCTGATTCCTCAGAAGGTTCTTCAGGAATACCAGGTGCTTCAGGAGAAGGTCCTCCAGGTTCTGATTCTTCATAAAGGATCTCCTTTACTATCTTAGATAAACCCTCTCTTACCTTTTCCCTGTTCATACTGTTCTTAGTTCTTTTACTAATTCATAGTATTGCATCAAAGTAACTAAATCATCATCAGTTACTTTTTCAGTGTTAGCAAGTAAAGTAATACCTTTAATTATCTCGTTTACCTTGATCTTTACCACCTTATTGTCTATTCCTGTTTCTAACTGAGATAAAGATTCTTGTATGTTCTTTAGTTCTTCATTTACTAAAGTTCTTAGTTTAGTAGTTGAAGAGTTAGAAGTAATAAACTCTTTTAATAAGTTCTTTTGTTCAGGTAACAGTGTAGTGTACTTCCCATTGAACTTCTCTAATAAAATCTTGTAAGTCAACATCCTTACATCTTTGTCATATTTTGAGAACTCTTCAACTAAAGATTCTCTGACTGATGCTTTATCTTGCTTCTTAGCAGTTAGATGTTCTAAGACTGTAAGTCTATTGTTTACTAATGTAGAAGGATCTACCAGAGTATCTACTGTATGAGCTTCTATTAGACAGTAAGTAGCAGCTAAGGGCTTGTAATCTACTACTTTCATAGAAAAGAAATCCTCTACATTGTAGGAATCCTTTATCTCTTTGATAAGATTGTACTTCTGATTCTTTAGAAGAGTCTTATCCATCTTTCTAGCTACCTCTAAAATAGTAGATACAATGTTATCTGCCTGTACTTGAGATACACCTCTATTCTTTGAGATAAATTCATACAGTTTGAATTCTCTAACTAAAGAGGACTTTCCAGTAAAGTACTTCTTTATGATCTTTAGAGCAGGCGATTCTACACCCTCTAAGGTATCAGAAGCTACTTGCTTTACAAGGAGTTCAAATATCAATCCTGTATTTTTGTATTTACTGTGTTTTACTTTCATCAGTAGTTGTTTACTCTAATAAATATTTGTTAATCCTCTAAATTCTTAATATTAGATTCATCTAGTAATTTAGACTCTTCTTCCTTACTTTCAAATAGGAAAGTTTTCTTTGGTTCAAACATATCTTTGTTCTTGAAGAAGATGGATTTTGTTCTTTGATTAGAAGCTTCTCTCAACTTATCTGGTGTTTGATCATAGCCTCCTCTATTGTCTTTAGCACCTAATCTGTCCTGTCCTAAAGGATCATCTTGTGTTCCTATCTTACTTGCTTTTTCAATAGGTCTGCCTAATGTCTCTGACTCATCATACCCTACTGGTACTTTGTTATCAGATGATGCTCTTCTACCATAAAGAGATGCTAGATCATGAGGTGTACCAAATGATACTCCTGTTTCTGCAGGATCATTACCTTCATTCTCTATCTGTGCCATTCTAAATCCTCTAATACCATCCTGTCTGATAAGATCTCTCATCTCAATAATCTTATCATCAGATAAACTGAAGAGGTTTTCATAAACATACTCTGTAGAGAATAACTTAGAGTCAACCATAGTAGATGCTAGGTCCATCTTCTCTTTCATCAACATTATCCTCTCTTGTTCATAAACAATAGAAGGATTAGTTAGTGAGATTTCAAAGTTAGTTAAACTCTCTCCTTTGTATCCTTGAGTGTAAAGGTGTACCAAAGCTATCTTAGTGAGCTCTGATTCCATTATTCTCTGAATTCTTTCTACTGTTCTTGCAAATCTAATATCTTCAGCTGCAAGTGTTGCCTTACCTTGTAAGTCTCCTTCATATCCAAAGTATGCTTTTGGTACTTTCAATGCTGCAAACATCTTCTCTCTCAAGTACTCAACATCTGCAATACCATCATACTGTAACCCTGGTGTAGTGTCTATTCTTGTAGAAGTATCTGTTCCTCTAACAGGTAGGTAGAAGTCCTCCATCATGTTTTGCATGTTGAACTTCAAGTTGTACTGTCCTGTTTGTGGATCTACATAAGGTGTCTTCTTGATCTGATTTACAGTCTTTTGCATGAACTGCTCTACTTCTGCAGGAGGTATCTGTCCTACATTGATGTAGAATACTCTCTTCTCAGGAGCTCTCATGATTCTGTGAATCAACATTGCATCCTCCATCAAGGTTAATTGCTTGAAGATCTTTCTAGCAGGTTCAATAAAAGATCTACCATAAGGAAGATAGTTGGTGTCAGATATCAACCTAAAGTGTGCTACTTCATAGTTATCTAATCTGATTGTACTTTTATCTGATTTAGGAATGTTGTTGGGATCTGCAGAGGATGCTAGTCCATCTGGATCAATAACAAACTCTACCTTTGTAGGATCTTTAGGATCTCTACCCTCATACCTTACCATGTTGTAAACAGTGTAAGGAATAACATTGTAAACACCAAACTCTTCTGCAATCTCTAACTTCAAGAAGAAGTCTCCATACTTACACATCTGTCTGGTCCAAGACCATAAGTTGAACTCTACATTGAGAACATCATAAAATAAGTTGTGTAGTATCTTTTGAATGTTTTCATCTGATGATTTGATAGTTACTAAGTCACCTACATCATCTTTCAATGTAGATTCATCAGCAATAATATCTAAAGTAGAAGCAATGATTGGATCTGTATCCATTGCCTCGTAATCGGAGTATAACTGAATCCGTAACGTCTGATAGTTCAGGTTAGGATTAAAGATATTCTTATTGTTGTAAATGTAAAGTCTGGAAAACCTATCTACAAGAGAATTGGTCTGATACTTACCAGTTGTCTGAATCTGATTGATGTCAGCGATCTTCAGTTGAGTACCTCCTACATTTCTAACTACTACATCAGTAGCGAAAAGTCTTTGGAGTCTACTAAATAATGTGGTATCTGCCATCTAATGTTATATTTTATATAAATAGTTCTATTTTAGTAACCAAGAAATGTCCTCTACATGCCCTGATCCATTATCTATAAGATAAGGATTACTTTGTTGAAAACCAACTTGAATAACAGAATTATTTTTTTTATTTAGATTTGATATGGAACTCAACTGTGCTCTTGTGAGATCCATGCCCTGTTGTCTCATCTGTAAAGCAGTATCTCTGACATACAATCCAATAGCAAATGCCATTACTAAATCATCATTGTATCCTACCTGTGCTTGAGGTTTACCATTCTTCCAGATAAATACTCTCATCTCTTTCAGTAATCTCTCTGAATAAATCTTTACAGACTTTTCATGAACATATTCCATCATCTTTGCAATAAGTAAAGGTCTTACTTTTGCTGAGTTGGTGAATCCAGGTGTTAGTTTATCATTTTCATATTTTGCCATGTAACTCTGAACAGTCTCTTGATCTGAAGAAGAAGAGTAATAAAGGTTTCTGTATTCCCTTTCCATAATCTGCTCAATAGTAGCCCAACCAATGTTTGCATTCTCTACTACCAGTAAAGCGTCATTGTACTCAGAAGCAATACCTACTAATACATTTCCAAACTCTTTTGGTGATAACTTACCTTTGTATTCAGCAACTTGTTCTGCTCCCTCTACATCAAAAATATGATAAGTAGAGAAATCCTGTCCATCACCTCTAGCGACATCAGCTACTACCATGTAACTCTTCATTGGATCTCTATGTTTCCAAATCCATAAGTTTCTATCAATACCTCTTACTTCAATAGGTTGAACAGTAGAAGAGGTTTCATACCAGGTAAGTACTTCAGGATCTAATACTGTATCACCAGAAGATAAAAAGTCACAGTCACATTCCTGTGCTGCCATCTTTGGACCTAAATCCCTATCCTGTAGCTTCCTCCATGCTTCTGTTCTTTCAGGATGTACTGACCAAGGTAACTTTATAGGTACAAAACTATTCTCTCCTAACTCAGCCTTTTGCCAGGTCTGGTGGAACCAGTTTCCAATACCATTAGGAGTAGATAAGGCCATACACTGGCCTCCTGTTGCTAAGGTCTGCTGTGCTGCAACATAAGTCTCTTCAATGTTGTCAATAAAGCCTGCTTCATCAATCAATAATAAAGATACTGCTTCTGATCTTGCTGCATCAGAGTTAGATGATTTAGCAGTAACTCTTGATCCATTACTAAGTCTCAATGATAACCTATTCTTCTCTACTGCTTTTAGTCTCAACCAAGAAGGTAAATGTTCATACATAAACTGCACCTTAGTAACTAAGTTCCTTGCAGTGAGCTGTGTAGTAGCTAATGCTAGTACATTCTTATTATCATGGAAAAGCATCAACCACATTGCATATCCTGCTGCTAAAGTAGAAATACCTAACTGCCTGGATTTCAAAGTAATGATGCTATTATTGTCTTTGAATATGTTCAATACCTTCTCTTGGAATGGATAAAGCTCAAAAGGTATCTTCCCTCTCTGTGGATGTTGGATAGAACAATACTTCCTCATAAAGTAAGCAGGGTCTTTTCTACACCTTGCGTACTCTTGTAATATTGCTCCTCTAACTTTTTTTGGATCTATCTTCTGTTCGTTCATTTTCCTATCTTCCAGTACATTCGGCCTGATATAATAGGATTGAAATCTGAATCTATTCCTAAACCAAAACCATATACATTTCTTTTCTTATTCACATACATCAACTCTCCACTAATGTAATCTACTGGAGATTCACTCTGTACAGGATTTATCATCCCGCCTAGTGAAATACCACCGAAAAATTCCCTCCTGTAGAGGTAAACAGTATTAGTAACTGTAGTTGTTGGGATGAATATGTTGGATTGAACATCTCTAAATGAAATTAAATTTCTACTGATAGTGTCATTTATGATGATAGAACCTAAAGTGTCTACCTGAATAGTATCAGTGTAGAAATACTTTGCATAATAATCTTTCAATACAGAAACTGTGTCAATAGGTGTGGAAAAAGTATCTATGTTTATCACCACCTTCTCAACTATCTTAGGAACATACTCTGTCTTTTCAACTTTTACAGTATCCCATCTTACAATAACCTCTGTCTTTACTATCTCATCAACAATAGGATCTACTCTTCTACATTGTGTGAACCACAAAAGAAGGATCCCTAAGGATAAAATAATAATATGTTCAAATTTAAAACCTCTCACTCTAAAGTGTTATTTTATTACCATATTTGGATGTGGATTATCCCACTGATATCCACTGATTGGATTCTTTACACTTGTACCAAACTTCTCTGCGTCAATTGAGTCTGATAAGTTCTCAATATCTACAACAACATATTCTCCAGATTTAGAATCCATAAATAAGAATGCTCCTACTGATGTCTTTTGAGCATAAGCTTCAGCATTTAGTTTTATGAGATTGGTTTTCATCTTGGCTACATCCTTGAAGTCATCAACACTGTTGAAATATTTCTGTGCTAATCCTTTATTGAAATACAAAGAGTCTAATGCTTTCTGAATATCTTTTATCAATGTGTTCTTATCAGCTCCATTCTTGATAGCTTTCTCAACTAAATCATGTAAAGATACATTTATGATCTTATGGTTTGGATTGTTTAGGAATGCTTCTAACTCCTCATCTTTCAAGTACTTTTCTCCTAAATAAGAAAGATAGTCGAAATCACTCCCTCTACCAGATTGTTGTCCTAATCTACCTCCAGTACCTTTTACCTCAAGATTCTTTCCATCAAAGTTCAAATCACCGCCACCACTTCTATTGTCAATATCAGCAAAAGCTAAAGCAAGAAAGACCTCTCCTTTACCAATAGAAGAGCCTCCAGCATCAGCTCCTGGTTCAATGTTTATCAGATCTTGAATCAATTGTTGAGGTAATCCAGTAACTTGTGAGAAGTTGCCTCTCTCAGGAGCACTAGCAAACTGCTTTGGTGCCTTGATATACTCCATGAATTCCTGAGCTTGAGAGTCAGAGATCTTGTCAATGATGTATTCCATTGCTTTATCTCCTACTTTAAAAGAATCTGCAGAGTATCCTCTTTTATTTAGATAACTCGACATATCATCTTTCAACCCTTTATTAGTAACAGATTTGATGAAAGAAGATAACTCTTTATCAGTCAAATCACTTGCTTTTATAAGGTCAATCAATTTATCCTTTAGGTTCTCTTCTTCTTCTTGTTCTAATAGAGAATTAAACATCTCCATCAACAAAGCCTTGTCTTCTGGGTTGTTGATATCTGGGTATCCTTTAGTGAACCTGTAAGATACCTGAACTAAAAACTTATCTAAAATATCCATTATTCTTCTCCTGTGTCAAAGATATCTTCTCCTTCAGCATCTGTTGTACCTGAATCTGCTCCTCCAGTATCTTCACCTCCGAAATCATCTCCTCCTTCTTCAGATCCAAATTCATCACCTTCTTCTGATGAAGTCTCTCCTGCAGGTCCATATTTTAGTAACTCATTCAGCCTACCTAAAGCAGCCTGGTACTCATTGATGTTCTTCAAAAAGAATCTCTTTCCTTCTATCTGTGCCTGGAATCCTTTTCCTAACCACTTCAATAAAAAGAACTGTCCATTCTTTAAATGAACCTTGAAAGTAGACGGTTTAGGTGATACCCAAGAAATTTCATCTACAAAGAAATCATACTCTTTGGTCAATAACTTTACAATATTATCTCTTAGAGTTGGGAACTTTGAAAGGATCTCATCAGTTGCTGTTGGAAGTTCTCCTCCTTCTGCAAGTACTTCAAAGTAAACCTCTTCTAATAATTCTACTATCTGTCTCTTATTCATCTTAGTCTAATTCTTGATCTTTACTTGTTCCAGCAACTTCTTTGTCGAGCATTACTTCTAACTTTTTCTTAGTAATAGTTAGAGTCTTTAGTTGATCTACTACTGATTTATCTCCTGCTTTGTATTTCTTAGCAAGATCTTTCATTATGGTAGTAACCTTATCTAATGCTTCTTTAGTCTTTGAAACTCCTTCATCTAATGATTTTGATAATAAAGTTCTCCAGTTATTAGAATCTACTTCATCCCAAGGAGCAACTTCTGTTTTATTGAATGAACCTTTTTGACCATCTACTGGTTTGCTATTCAAATAGTGAGTCTGAAGATGAGTTTGTTTTTCAAAGAACTGATCTACTTCTTCTTGAGAAGGTACACTGTTCTCATTAAAGCTCTGCTTATGCTTTTCTTTTCTTGTGTACTTAGACTTATCTTTGTGAGTCTGTTGAGTCATTTGCATTCCTGCTTGACGAGAACCTTCTCTCTCTTCAGGAGTGTCTCTTCTCTTTCCTCTACCAGGATGATTATCTTCATTCCAGTAACTCATCTGCTTTGTGTAGGTATCAACAAAGTCTTTAGGTTCTTCTTCTTCCTTATCCTTATTCTGAGAACTAAAGAAAGTTTCTAACATCTCTTCACCTGCTTCATAATCATGTACTTCAATCTCTTGTGCTTCAAAAGACATCATAAGATCATAAATAACTTCAGGATCAGTAGATGCATAAACATTTGAACCATACATCTCAACATCCTCTTCTCTGAACTGATCTTTGTAAATGTCTAATGCCTTTCTTGCATCTCTTACAGATACTTCAATGAAGTAGGGTTCATCTAACTGACCGCCCATTCCTTCTTCTATCTCTTTTCTGTAAGTTTCTTTATCATGATCTATCTGATCTTGAGTAAGTTTCTGTAAGTAAGCTACTTTAGGGTCTTGAGGTAACTTATCTATGTTACCTTGTTTGAACTGTTGTAAGAAGTAAATCTTTGCTCTTTCATCATCTGATAGACCTTCTTCTAAAGAATACAAGTCATAAGCATCTAAAGTTTCATATCTAACCTGACCTCCATTATCCATTGGACCATGTACTTGTTTGAACCTTGGTAACCCATAAGTCTGAGATTTATCCATTGTAGGATGATCTTTGTAAGGATCAGTTTCAGCAGATAAGTCTCCAGTGTGATCATATCCTGCTTGCTTCATTTTCTCAATAAACTCTTCCTTACTCTCAGCTTCTATTGAACCTCCCATTGCATCCATAGTTACTAAGATAAACTTAGATCTCTCTTTAGCTTCAAATAAATCATCTACACTAGTGCCTTTTAGGTACTCGTTATAATAAGATTTTGCTCTTTTTTTTACTTGATCATCACTTATATGATCATCAGGTGAAGAACCAGCCATCATATCGTCTCTAACCATTTGAACAAAATCATTGTAGGTTAGCTTTTTAGCTTCTTCTAATAAAGGTCTAAGAGCGTCTAAGATATCATCTAGAACATTTTCATCTCTAATAGATAAAATAGTCTGTGTAAACCTCTGTGGTCCATACAAGTCAGCTATTCTCTGTAACTCTCCTCTAGATACTCCAAGGGCTTCTGTTAGTACTGTGGTGTTCTCTTTTACCCAAGCTTCATACATCTCTTGATGCTCATCAGGGATAGCATTGTAGAAGTCTTCATCACCCTTAGCAGGATGATCTTTTCCATAATGATGATCCAAATACTCCTCTCCTTCTAAGTAATGTTTTACTGTTCCTATGTAATCAGAGATCTTAGTTATCTTAGACTGAATCCAAGCATCTAACTCTTGACCATCATCAATCATCTGTAATAACTCTTGAGAGTATTCAGCTACTTTTAGTAACTCAATCTTTGCCATATCAGAATCATCATTTGGATTGTGTTGATGATCTTCTTTTATCTTCTTTCCTTTAACAGTTACTATGCCATTGGTGGTGTCTAGATCTTCTTTTATCTTCTTTCCTTTAGCAGTTTCAATATCCTTGATGTCTGAATCTAAAGCAAGAGCACGAGATGCTTTCTGATCTAAATCTGTAGTGTGAGTCTTTCCAGCTTTATCAGTAACAAAAGTTGTTTCTTCATCTACTGGTGCCATGAACTTAGCAGCATTTGCCATAAAGTCAGGGAACATACTGTTAGCATATCTTTTAGCAGCATGCATAACTAATCCTGAATGATCAGTTTCATACTCTTCCCAATCTTCCCAGTAATAGTCTACTGCATCTTCTGCTGCTGACATTACCTTTGATAGTCCTGGGAACTCTTCTGGGTTACCTAAGTCCTTGTGAATGGACTGGTTCATTGCATATTGATCAGAACTACCCCACTCTTTCAGGACTTTTCCTGTAGGAGTTTCTTCTTGAAGAATCTCTTGAAGAGCTTTTTGTACTAAATCTTTACTGATTTTCATGAGTGTGAATGTTTTATTCTAATAAATAGTAACTAGTCATGGTAGTTGATAAACCTCCTCAACGCCTTGGCTTTAGTGCTACCCTTATCTTTTAAACTACTTAACTTCTGTCTTACCTTAGAAATCTTGATCTTTCCATCCTCTCCTTTCAAATCTGGATCTCTAGATAGAATACCTGGGTTCATTGCTTTATGAACATTCTTATCCTCTCTAAGGACTTCTCTGATAATCTCTGTTAGTCTTTCTTTAGTCATAGCTGTATAATAGAAACTACAAAAATATTATAACAAGTCTCCTATTCTCCCTGGCGTAGTTCTTCTTCGGGTAGTTGAGATAGGAAACATTATCAGCTATTTCTTTCTTGCCAATCATAAGAGATACTATCCTTTTCAATAGGACCTCCTTTAGCCCAGGTTCTACAAGTTCTTGCTGAATGACACTTGAAGTGATGCATCCAACAGTACCCTAACTTTCCATCTTCATCTGATGTTTGACCAGGCATACATTCTTCCATTCTTGGAGAAATATCAAAAGCTACACAGTTACCACATAAAGATGCTTGAGCTGCTTCTTCAGTAGTGTCCCAATGTTTAGCAATATCTATCCAGTAATCACCAGGTTCATCTACATTCAAAGGACCATACTTGATATGATCTGCTTTGATAGAAGCATCCCTGTTTTTAGTATTGATTTCTAAATCTTGAGTTGCTACAGGACAAACTGTTGCTGCTTCTAATAAAATGTTGACCAGCTTTTTCACTTTACTTGATAGTTACAATATCTTTCTTCAAGACCTTATGTCTCTTTCCATCAATAATAACTGACCACTTTCTTCCTATCCTTGATGGAACACTGGTTATTTTGTTTCCTTCATAGTACATCCCGGGTTCAGTAGGTGTGGAAGTCTTCTTCTTAGTAGCCTTTTTCTCTACTACAGGTTCTTCTACTTCCTCTTCTAATACTTCTTCTTCAAAGTCTTCTGTAAAATCTGGTTCAGGTTCATTTTCTAAACCATCATTTAAAGTAACATCTAAATCTTCAAATGTATCTTCTGGGGTTTCTTCAACTACTTCTTCAATAGTTTCTACAACTTCTTGAGATTCTTCTACTTCAATAATCTCTTCTTTGATAATATCCTCAGACATAATAATAATCTTTAGTTATAAATAGTGTTTTATTTAGTGTCCAGGTAGGTATCAATGTGATCTACATACTCCTGTAGTTTAGATAATACCTCCTGTCTATGTTTATCATTTGACTTCCAGTCCTCTACAGTTCCATCTTCAGTGACAAAGTTAGTGGATTCAGTTAGGAAGTCTTCAAAGTATGCTTTTGCATTTTTAGCAAAGGCTCTAATGTTACCATGAACCATTTCTTTCTCATAAGCTTCATACATACCAACTTGTCTGAGTTGTGATTCATAATCAATAACACAATCATAACACATTCTATGTATCTTCCACATCTTATCAGAAAACCTATGTTTCATAGTTCCTCCACATTTAGGACAACATAAAGGTTTCTGGAAATACTTCTTTGTGGAGTCTAACTTATTGATAGTTTGTTTTAAACCATCTTTGATAGTCCAAGTTCTACCATCCTCTTCCCAGATATCTCCTTCTTGATACTTCTCTCTCTTCTTAGAGTATCCAGTACCTACCTGTGTCTTTCCTGTGAAGTCTTTATTGACAAGGTTTCTTGCTCTCTGAACATCTCTCTGCTTAAACTCTTTCTTGAGCTTTGTCTCCTTCATACAACTTCTTGATTTGTGAAATAACATTTGATGGATTACCATTCTCTGGATGATGTAAGCCAATACCTCCAGCCTCTTCCCAGCCTTTGATATTATCTTCTCTATCATCAATAAGAATAGGTATCAATCCTTTTGCAACATCTTGAGATGCTATCTCTTTTTTATTCTTAGAGCTCTTGAATAATACTTCATAACTTCCTAAGTTCTGAGATACCCATTGTGATTTACCTTCCATAGCAGATTCATCAAAAGAACTAAAGTCACCTTTCTTTCTTGGTGGTGCAGTTAGTACTCTTGGATTATGTTCCTTGATAGATTCCCATAAAGTCTTTCCTCCAGGTGTCCAAGGCATACCAGACCAGAACTTAGAACCCACTCTTCTAATCATTGCCCAGAAGTAAGGTGCTCCTTTTTCAGATTCTATCTCTCTCGGACCTTTTCCAAACAGATATTCAAACCTTCCTTTGAAATCACATAAGACTCCATCAAGGTCACAATACAATACATACTTCTTGATCTCTGGGTTTAGTTCTTCTTTTGTGATTTCAAATAAATCTACTAAACTGTTTCTCATAAC